TTACCATCTTTGATTTGTGTGTAACCGTGTTGCTCCATCCAAATGCAAAATGCATATTCCCAATTGAGCAATACACCATCGCAGTCAGTCAATATAATCTTGTTCATAGTTTGCCTTTCTAATTGCCTATGTCTTATAATAGTAAATTAATTAGTAGTTGTCAAGTGTTAATGTAGGTTTTCCCAGGATGATCCATTATAAACCTGAAGTTTAGTATCAGTGGTATTCCAAATGACTGTGCCGGCGCCTACTATCAATGCATTACGTTCTGTAGTGGTATAATTTGCATGTCTTAAAGGTGGTTCGGATCCTTGGGGCTGAAAGATTGTGTACCAAACCTTACTTGCGGCATTACTATCATGCCAAATATCGTAGTTATTAATCGAATTAGTTTCAATATTAACTGTGGTAATTGAGAACATACTAGTCCCTGGTGTAGGCCTTAGTGTTAATTGGTTGTAGTGCCATTGCGGATTAAGTTCATTTCTATTGTGAGCTGTCATCCGCAACATATTATTTTGGTTCCAAATCTGTGTCCGTGTTTGTGAACTACCAGCAGAGTTATGTGCCATAAAAGTAATACCGTGACTAGAATCCGAAGTCATGTCAGTAGTGTTATCCACTTCGTCTGTTATATACAAATTGCCTTGAACAGAAACTGGCTGGTTAGGAAAATGCACACCGTACCAATTTGTTTGTGGATCGTTTGGATGATAAAACGTGTGTCCTACATACATCATGTCTTTAATAGTGCCGTTTTCTGTAGCCTGTAATTTTATTTGTCCAAAGTTAGATGTAGTGCCAACAGTTTTACCTAAGCCTTGTATTCTTGCATAAAGGCCTAATGTATTTGTAAAATTATCTGCGTCTGTATCACCGTGCCATTCTATTTCACCATATGACTGGTTTGGAAGCGGTGTATTATCCCTGCTTTCAAATTTTAACACCCCACCTTGGACACCATCTGTAGTTCGGTATAACTTAATTGCAGTATTGGCTTCGTTTCCTGTTGATAAAACACTAGACAAATTTTGTGTGCTTCCACTTGATGTAGGAATATTATAATATGTCGAACCATTGTTTGTGAATTGCCATCGATCGGTGCCTTCATTATAACGAATAAACACGTTTGGAGAGTTACCTCTTTCCACACCAATATATGCCCAATTGTTAGATGCAGAACTTGGTGTGCCTGTAGCATCTGCAGCCAGTAATAACATACCTGCATGACCAGTCGCTTTATTGATTCCAACATAACCTACAGTTGATTGCGAATCTAGAATAATATTTCCTGTGCTAATAATATTATTGCCATTCACATCTAGGTTGCCACCAAGTTGCGGTGTTAAATCCTCGACAACATTAGCTAGTCCTGTAGCACCGGATGGCACACTCCAACTGTATCCTGTGCCTGTCCATGTTAATACTTCTTGAGCTTGTGCAAGACTGGTATTCAAATGTGCATCAACATCGCTATTAGTATAATGTGACAAATCACTGATTTGACTTTCGGTAATACTCAACGCTGCTTGGTGTTGTGTTACGGAACTTTGTGTAATATTTGCATCAGGAACATCAGCCCAAGTTACTGCACTGGTTAAATCGTTTGTTTCTGTATAGCCAGTGAGATATCTCCCGTCTAGACTTATAGTCGCTGCTGTTGTCGCATCACTGCGAGTTAATGTAAGGTCGCCAGTGCCGCTATCAAAGCTGCCACTGGTAATTCTTGTAAGGTTTGTATCGTCAAATAAAGCACTGAAGTCAGTGGTAAAGGTTGTAGCATCATCCCTTGTAAATGTTGCAATGCCAGTTGCTCCATCTACAGTGCCACTTGTAATACGTGCAAGATTTGTATCATCAATTGTCCAACTTAGATCAACATCATTAGCAGTGCCTGTTTCGTCTGTAAAAACTAGTTTTGTATTAACACTGTCTGCGGTAAGTGTTGTTGTTGTTTCGCTTGTCAAGTAACCTGAATCGTTAGTAAATGAACTGACATTTGTAGGAGCACCTGTAAGACTGCTGTATGCAAAGTTTTGCGTAAATGTATTGTTAAATGTTATGCTGTCACCGCTTGCATTTGTTGTAATGCCAATATTTGTACCGGCAACAAATGTAAGAACATCTGACTTTTGATCTGCAACAACATTTGATTGTCCTGCTACTGCTATTTCAGCCCAAGCATTTTGATTTACCTCTCCTGATACTGCTGCGGCAGCCAATGTTGACCAACCTACTGTATCAAAATAGCCTTCAAACAAATTTAGTTGAGTATTAAATCTAAGCTGTCCAATTACTGGAGATGCTGGTTGTTGTCCTGTTGTGCCTGTTGGTATTTCAATTGCACCTGTAGCACTATCACGTGGAGCGATAGCATCAAAGTTTGCATCCATTTCATTGTAAGTTAATGCAGCACCTTTGTCTGCTCGTTTTGTAATAGCCATACAGTATTTATTCAGCTATGTCGTCTACGCTACTTATTCCTATGTAACTTGTTTGTATATTGCCAACTAGACCAGGATTGTGTTCTACGTAGTCATTTTGCACATAACCAAAAATACTTTTTTCTTCTTCTGATAGTGGCGCAGTCACAGCATAGGCTCTAGCTATCAATTGTTCTTTTAGTACAGGATCAGTTTCAGCTGCTGCCTGTTGTAACAATCCAGCAATATCTGGATTAGGAGGAAAATCAAATGTGCTAAATCCGCCTTTAACTGCCATTTGCGTAAACATCTCCACTGCCAGTTGCTGCTGCGTTTGGTACCCAACTTTCGTGGCCGCCTGTAGCATCACCTTGTCTATGCACTAATTTATTTTCTGCATATACATCTGGAGATGATCCAACTGCTGGATCACCACACTGTGTTTTATCACCTATACGTATGACAGGTTTTTCATTTACGTAAACTGTTGTTTGACCTGCAACATAATTGAACTGATGGAACGGGTTAGGAGTAGGACTAGCATGTCCTATGTGTTTATCTACTTCTGCCCTAACTACACCAGGCATTTATACTCCTTAAACTGCGATACCTGTGGTTGCTTGAATATATTGACTTGCCATATCTGACTGTGTCTTTACAACAAACTGAACTACACTTTTATTTACCGCAATATTTTGTGCAGGATCTGCTGTGAGCAACCACGGACCTAAACCAAAACCTCCACCATTCTGCATCAATGCCATAGGTTTAGTTACTGTGAGTGTTTTGTCATTTTCTTCTACAAAACGTGCTACAACTTCTTCACCTGCACTTGTACGGAAAGTGATTGTGTCATTCTTTTTATATGGTGCTTCAATCAACATTATAATGTGTGTCCTGTTCCTGTGTAGTTAGTGTCTTCGATATATTTTATAAATTGTTCGTAGCCACCAATCTTTTGTCCGCCTACAACAATCTGTGGAAAGGTACGTGCTTCTGGAAACTCTGTGAGAACTGCTTCTCTATCAAAGTCTTTGCCCATTTCTAAATATTCAAATTGATAACCACGCTGTTCGCATAGCATTTTTGCTTTTGTGCATGATGGACATGCTGGTTTACCCCAAATGTGTATCATAGTGAAAATCCTTTAAATGTGTCTGTGCTCACATCTTGTTTTGTACCGCCTGATACATATGATGTGATTTCTGTTTCTTGTGGAGCCACTTGTACATCGGCACCTGAGATCCACTTCTGTGTCCACGGCAACGGATTGTTGCGTGTGTTTGTGTATGGACCTTTTAGATCCACATTCTGCATACGCTTGGCTGCAATGTATTCTACATATTCTCCAAGCAACTGCGAATTCAATCCAATCATCGAACCGTCTTTGAACAAATAGTCTGCCCAAGCCTTTTCCTGTTCAACAGCATCTACAAACATTTGAACACAGGCTTCTTGTGTTTCCTCTGCAATTTTGGTGTAGTCTGGATCATCTTTCTTCAACAACTTCAATAGCATTTGTGTGCTTGCTAGGTGTAGATTTTCGTCACGTGCAATCAGTTTGATAATCTTAGCATTGCCTTCCATTTTCTTGAGTTCTGCAAATGCCCAACTACAAGCAAAGCTCACATAAAAACGCACACCTTCCAAGATGTTCACGCTCATAAGTGTGAGCCAAATATTTTTCTTTAGTTCATATAAATCAACTTTGACTTTCTTGCCGTTGATTGTATGTGTGCCTTCGCCAAGCAAGTTGTAATAGCCTGCTTGTTCAATCAAGTCATCGTAGTACTTTGAGATATCTCCTGCGCAATCTACAATTTCTTCAATGTCTAACATTTCATCAAAGATTTTACTTGGGTTGCTATAAACGTTACGAATGATATGAGTGTAACTACGACTGTGGATAGTTTCACTGAATGTCCATGTTTGAATCCAGTTTTCTAGTTCTGGCAATGAGACTACAGGACCAAATGCTTCCACTGGTGCACGACCTTGCACACTATCTAATAGAATTTGACGCTTGAGATTACTTGTAAAAATATGCTGCTCATGCTCAGTTAGCCCTTTGAAGTCTTTGGCATCTTTATAGATGTCTACCTCTTCAGGACGCCAAAAGAATCCTAGTTGTTTGTCTGTCAAACTGTCAAAACTTTTATACTTTAGCGTATCATAACGCTGGATTGTGGGACCGCCTGTCGGGTCTAAAAACGCCAATACCTCTGTATGGTTGGCACGATTTTCTACGTCAAATACGCTCATAGTATTCCTCTCTCTGTATGTGTTAAATTATAATTGGGTCAGGCCCGTTTGTCAATCTTAAATTACGCAACTTTCACACGCCTCATCATCTTCAATGTGATAGCCATTTGTTTGCGGCTCTTCTGCTTCACCAACAAGTTTGCTCACGTCTAGTTCGCCTTGCCCGTCATGCGTGTTAAAGTAGTATAACTGTTTGCCACCGTATTTATAGAACATTAACATGTGATGCAACATCAAGCTCATTGGAATCTTTTCATCTTCAAAGTAGATCGGATTATAACTTGTGTTCACGCTGATGCCTTGATCTATATACTTTTGTAGCACTGCCATAATTTTAATATAACCTTCTGGGCTACGTTGGTCCCAAAGTAAATCATATTTGTTCTTTAGTCTTTTGTACTCTGGTACAACTTGTTTTAGGACGCCATGCTTTGACTGCTTTACGCTAATGAGGCTACGTGGCGGTTCAATGCCGTTTGTGGCATTTGCAATCTGCGCACTTGTTTCTGCTGGCATTAGTGCCATTAGAGTGCTGTTGCGAATACCTGTTTCTTTTAGCTGTGCTCTAAGATTATCCCAGTCCATACGCTCTTGATGTGGAACTAGTTCGTCCAAGTCCTTTTTATATGTTTGATTAGGTGTAATACCGTGTCCGTATTTGGTTTCCATTACGCCTGGAATAGCACCTTGTTCTGCTGCTAGATCTGCACTTGCTTTGATTAGATAGTATGACCACGCTTCTGCATATTCGTCAATCAAGTTCAGTCCATCTGCATCAATGTCTTGATATGTTAAATCATGCTTGGCCATCCAGTATGCAAAGTTAATAATACCAACACCGATAGGACGGCGTTTTTCTGTAGATAATTGTGCTGCAAGAATTGGATAACCCTGATAGCTCAACAATGCATCTAACCCACGCACTGCAAGAGTACACGCCTTTTCAAAGTCTGCTGGTGTGCGCACATTGCCCCAGTTAATAGCACTCAATGTGCATAGACTGATTTCACCTTCTGGATCGTTTAGATCTTTTAGTGGCTTAGTTGGCAAGTCAATTTCTGCACAAAGATTTGATTGTCTAATTGGTGCAACGTCTGGAAGGAATGCTCCGTGATCGTTTGCATTGTCTACATTCTGTAGATAGATGCGACCTGTGTTTTTGCGTTCCTCCATAAACGCACCAAACAATTGTGCTGCTGGAATAGTTTTCTTACGGATACTAGTTTTGCGTTCTGCTGCTTCATATAGCTCACGGAACTTATCCTGATCTGCAAAGAACGCTTCGTATAGTCCTGGTACATCGCTAGGCGAAAACAGTGTAATGTCTCCACCTGTAATCAATCTTTCATACATCAGTTTATTAAACTGCACACCATAGTCCATATGACGCACACGATTTTCCTCTGTGCCTTTGTTGTTCTTCAACACCAACATGTCTTCTACTTCCAAATGCCAAATTGGATAGTAGATGGTTGCTGCTCCGCCACGCACACCGCCTTGGCTGCATGACTTTGTTGCTGCTTGGAACATTTTGTAGAATGGAATAATACCTGTGTGATATGCATCACCTTTGCGTATTGGGCTACCAATAGCACGAATACTACCGCCACCAATACCAATACCTGCTTTTTGACTTACGTACTTAACAACACTTGCGCTAGTAGCATTGATACTGTCAAGGCTATCGTCAGTTTCAATAAGAACGCAACTGCTGAACTGTCTTTGTGGAGTTCTGACGCCGGCCATAACAGGAGTGGGCAGACTAATATCATGTAAACTAATAGCGTCATAGTAATCTTTTACCCATTTTAATCTAGTTTCCTTCGGATACCCTTGGAACAATGTTGCTGCAATCAGCACATAGCACATCTGCGGTGTTTCAAATATTTCGCCTGTTACTCTGTTCTGACACAAGTACTTACCACGCAACTGCTCCATTGCAACATAGGTCAAGTTCTCATCACGCTCGTGCTTTACAAAGCCATTAATCTTTTCCCATTCGTCATCATCATAATATGTAATCAGCTCTGGATCATAAAAACCTTTTTCTGTGTTACGCTCTACCAACTCTTTTACTGTGCAAGGCTCATAGCCGTTATAAACTTCTTTGCGTAGAGCATAGTTGATTAATCTACCACCTACAAACTGATAGTTTGGTGTTTCTTCTGTGATTAAATCTGCTGCTGCTTTGATAAGTGTTTCTTGAATTTCACTTGTGTGCATACCATTAAAAAATTGGATCTGACTCTTAATTTCTACCTCGCTTGGACTAACGCCTGTAATATCTTGTGTAGCATAAAAAACAACTTTGTGTAATTTTTCGATGTCTAACGGCTCACGGCGTCCGTCACGCTTGGTAACTTGAATCATATTTTTATCCTTTATTTTTTAGTTATCAGGTATTTATTAATAGGTTGGTAGTACATCGTATCGCATTTGACATTCCAGATTTGGTAACTCCTTTGTGTCAATGCTCTTATCATAATAATACCCTATTGCTTGATTGTCAATGAAAAGAAGATACTTCATAGCACTTTCTTTTTTGTCTAGTACAATATGTATCTCAAAAGCACTCTGGGAAAAACGGTCAGTTAATTGTAATGTATAGTAAATTGCTAAAATTTTTGTAAATTCACAGTAGGTGTTTTCTTTGAGCAACTCCCAAGGATCGGGCCAAGTTTTTGTATCATAAGGATCAGCTGCAATGCTGCTGATAGGCACATTATTCCAAAAATAAATTACATCAAGTAATGGATTTTCTGCTGTTTCTAACTGCTTGCGGAAATCACGCCAGAGTTTGATTCTGTCAAATAAATTTTTATCAACCATTATGCTATATATTTAATTGTGAACTCAAACTCATCATCTACTGGAGATAGTGCATCAATAATAGTATTGAATACATTCAAATGGATTTCATTTGTGTTACTACCTTGGAAAGAACTTCCTCTAATGCCAAACACTAATAAACCGGCTTTACTTGGATTACCTGTGAATACATAGTCTTCATTGAAACTGATTGCATCGGTACCACTAAACAATTTGTTGTACAAAATTTTAATAGTTCCGTTTTGATAAACAGGACCTGGATCAGTATCTGCTTTATAAAAATATTCAAGCTCAATAGTCCCACGATCTGAATCTGCAGGTAATCTTATAATAGTTTCGCCAGACGTTTCAACGTCACTACCTGTTGCTAGAATTGGACCAATTGAACGTCTTGCTGGAAAACTTAACTCTGTGCGTTTACTACCTTTTACTTCCGGAAGGTAATCTTGCGAGAAGTACAATGGATCAACCGTTAATTCTTGTGTGCGGGCAAAATAATCATTTACACTGCTGTTGTCATCTGCATCTCTATAATCAGCATCAGCCAATTCGCTTGCCAAGTCATTACGGAAGAAGTTGATTACTGGAGTAACAACCACACTAGCACTATTATCTCTGCCGACATTTAAGAATGTATTGCTCTCACTTCTGTTAAAACTACCATTGCGAATGAAAATGCCTTCTTTATCTACTGCATCAAAAACATAATCTTTTATCAATGTGTGTTTTGATCCTATTTGCTTTCCTACTGGTAATACATCTAAGGTGTCACCGCCTAGAATAAAACCATAGCCGCAACTTGTAATTTTGCCATTAATAAATTTGTTATAGTTAATATCATAATCACTCCAAACTGCACAAGAAAGTTCTTGCATTTGAATGTTATTAAAAATATTATTATCGGTTGTTGCAGTAGCCACAGAACCGTTTGACAGATATATTCCAATCCAGTTACTAGTTGGAATACCAACTCCATTAACTGCTAATCCGTTGCCCCAATCTCCTCGAATTTTTATGTCTTCAAACAAACTGTCCTTACAATTTTCAAGTAAGATAGCACCGCCATAACTTGTGTGTTCTAAACTCATACCGCTGATTTTAATATTTCTAGCCATGTTGGTTGAATCTGTTGTGCTAGGATCTGCATATGATCCCGGGACACTGGTTTCATTCACAGTTCTAAAAATATGAGCTGGTGGGTTACCTGCATTACTTGTGATAGTTGTTTTATCTATTCCGTCGCCAATTAAGGTAGCATAAGGTGGTATTCTCAAACCATCACCGCCTACAACATATTCTCCTGCTGGGAAGAACAATTTGATTCTGCTTTTTGCTAAACCTTTTGATGCCGGGTTTAGAAACAGTTGGTCAATTGCTCGTTGTATTTTGACAGTTTGATCATCTGGTCCGCTTTCTACACCAAAGTCTTTTATGCTCACAATGTCATCAAGTTTTGCTTGCAGTGTTCTTTCAACTGGAGCACTGATTGCCTCGCCTGTTTGTATCTCTCCACGTCTGTATGCATAATCACCTGCTGTGGTAAGCAAGTCATCTGCTTCAGTTAGGATTTTTGTATTACCAACTTGTGGCGCACCTTCTGATGCTGCACCGTTACCAATGTAAAGTTCTTGGGTATCAATTGCCCAACCTAACTCACCTGATGCCAATTGCGGCAAACCTGTTCCTTGATTTTTTCTACCACGTCTGTGTTGAATACGAGATATCTGTACAACGGCCATGTGTTACTCCTAGTAATGCTAGTAGTATTTAGCCAAAGTTTTGTGTATGTCTCCATACAGACCAAGTAGGTATTGTTTTTTGATAGTTTCCTTTTGTGCTAGGTGGTTGCTTTTCTATTGCTTCTACCCATTTATCAAACCAGTATTTTGCTTTTTCAACATTACCTTTTGATAGATGATATCTTGCTTTCATTCTACTACGTCCTCTATCAGGATTTTCATTATGTCTAATAGCATTTCTAATTTTATCTGTTGCTTTATAAATTTCAGGATCTTCTAATCTGCCTACAAAAAAGCCTGTTTTAAAATTAGGATTATTTTTACCCACAACACAATAATCATTTTTGTGTTGTTCAGTAAGGAGATTTGCAGCACCAGCATCATTTGGATTACCTAATTCAATTGCATCTGTTACCCAACTTGGTGGATTACAATGTTCAAGTAAAGGTGTTAAGTCTTTATTAAAGTATCCCCAATGTATGCGAGCATGTTCTTCTCTAGGAACATAAACTATATTATCAGGATGTTCCGCATCTATACCTAGTAATTTACACTTATATCGTTGGACAATATGATGTTTATGCTTAACTATTTTTTTCATAATATTGCCTGCAACGATTCCACCATTCCTGTTCCCATTCTGCAAACTCGTCTGGCCATAAATCAAACTGTTGATACTCACCTGCACGGCTACACATAAAGATATGCCCTTCACAAATGTCAGTGCCATGCACTTCGTTATGTGCAATTGCATATGCAGTAAGTTGTAGGAAATAATACTCTACCCATTCAAGTTTCTTGGGCTTGTTGGTTTGTTTAAAATCCATAATGCACGGATTGCCTTTGTACTGCCCAACAAGATCGGTTGTGCCTGCATAGATGCCTGGAACATACAACGGCACTTCACTGCCCCATATTTCATCTACATCATCAAGTGCGTGAATCTTTATTGTTGTTGCCATCATATGTGCTTGCTGAGCATATGGATTACTACCAGGCTGTGGCCACTCTCCTGTTTCAACATACTTCTCTAAGTAGTGGTGCATCCTGGTGCCTACACCACTGGCTTCAGTTACAATTTCTTGTGCTTTTTGTTCGCCTACACGTTTTTTCCACGCAATCAAATGGCTCATATCTTTTGTGTTGCTTAGGATAGTAGTAACACTGGCTACTGGTGCGCCGCCTGGTGCTGCATAACGGCGCTTGCCATCTACTTCTACACGTTTTAATTTTTCATACGTGTACTTGGGTTTGATTAAAGTCATATGTTATATTAGCATTAAAGATCTGATAAGTCAATAGCGTTTTTAGCCATTTGTCCTACAGTGTCTCCGCCTTCGCCGCCTTGTGGCAATGCATCTACACTGTCACCTTGGAAGTTGATTTCGTCTTTGTTGAAGTTTTTGATAATCTTTTTCAGTTGTGGATCACTGTTGTAGTTCATAGCAAACGTTTCGTAACTAAATGCTTCTACGCCCATGCCTGCCAGCATATCATTTAGTTCATCTACTCCAATAGAGGTTTCGCCGTCAGCTTGTAGCTGCTTTAAAACCTGTATTGTTTTTGGATTAGTATTCTCAGTTACTTTTTTTTTGAAAGTTTGCGAGCTAGGTTACGTGGATCAACACTTTCACGTGTTTCTCTACCTGCTGGCTCTTCGCCGCCGGCTGCTGCTAGATCAACATCACCTTCTGCTGGCATTGGCTCTGCTGCATCCATATCAACAGTTGGTTCCATGCCCATGTCATCTGCTGGCATTTCTTCTGCACCCATTGCTGGAGCAGGTGCACCTTCGCCTGTTAATAGTCCAACACCATTGCTTAGGCTTTCACGTGCTTGTTCCATTGCAGTGTATAGTCCTTCTAGTGCTGGTTTCACACCTTGTACAAACTGTGTGCTTTGATCCACACCCATTTCATCACGGATAGCATCAGCAAGTTCTAGCATACTTTCAGTCTGCATTTCTGCTGTGTCTTCCATCCAGTTAGTAACACGATCAACCATATCTTTTGCAGCCATGATAATTTCAGCATTATCTTCTGCACCTTCTTTCACAGCCTTTTTCTTTTTGTCTTTGACTGCTTTCTTCATTGGCTCTTTTTTGTCGCCATCGCCGTCAATATCAATATAGTCTGGTTTTGCTTTTTCTTCTAACGAGTCCGCTTCAATATCACCACGTTCTGAAATTTCAGCATTTAATACGTCTAAGAACAGTTTTGACTTTTGATAGTCGTCACCTTCTACAACTGTGTTAAAACTTTCACTCATTTCAATTTGAGACAACTTGGTGCGGATTTTGTTACGTGCATCTTGTAGTTGCTCTAGTGTAAAGTTTTCTAATTTAATTTTTGAGCCAAAGCGTTTTGCTAGGCTTTCGTTTAAGCTCTTTGCTGTTACTGGTTTTCCAAATTCACTAA